AAAACACGCAAACGGAGAAACAGAAACAATCCGTATAGCACAAGGTAAAAACAAACTACCCTGGACACTAAGAGAAGGGTACAAAGCACTTAAAGAAGAAATACAATGGCGATAGAGAAAACAATAAACATAGAGGTAAACGATAAAGATGCTCAAAAGGTAGTTAAACAGTTAGACCAAAGTTTTAAAGACTTAGATGACACTTCTGGCAAAACTGGTAAAAAAGTTGGTGGCTTTACTAAACTTATGAATAGTTTAAAGGAAAGTATGAAAGCTTTGCCAATTTTATTGCTTGTCGGTGCTTTAGCGAAACTTGGTGAGGTTTTTATGAAAAATCAAAAGGTTGCTGACACGTTCAATACCATTTTTGAAGCCACAAGCATAGCCTTGAATGATTTTGTTAATTTTATAATCAATAACGTTGGTACTGTTGTAGATTTTTTCAATGCTATATTTAAAAACCCTTTAGAAAGCGTTAAGGCTTTAGGCGAAAGTATTAGAGCAAACATTATAGAACGATTTGAGAGTTTTCTTGATACGCTTGGTTTTTTAGCAAGTGCAGTTAAAAAGGTATTTAGTAGAGATTTTGCTGGTGCTTTAGAAGATGTAAAGTCAGCTGGTAAAGAAAGTATTGATGTTCTTACTGGTGTAAATAACACAGTTGATAAAGCTACTGAAGTCGTTACTAAAGTGTCTAAAGCTGTTGTTGATTATACTACAAACACGTTTAAAGCTGCAAAAGCTAATGTAGACCTTGCAAAAGCAGCTGAGTTAGCAGCAGTTAAAAATCAAGGTTTAATTGAAAAGTACGATAGACAAGCAGAGCAACTAAGACAAATTAGAGATGACGAAAGTAAAAGCATAGAGGAACGCATAAAAGCTAATGAAGATTTGGCGAAAGTTTTAGACGAGCAAGAAAAAGCGATGAAAGAAAACGCTGCTATTGCTGTTGCCGCTGCCGCTGCTGAGTTATCAAAAAACAAAGAAAACATAGAACTGCAAAAAGCCTATGCAGAAGCCTTAAATGAACAAGCAGCTATTGAGGCTCAAATAACTGGCTTTAGAAGTGAGCAACAAACCAACACCAACTCTTTACTTAGAGAGCAAAAAGATATACAAAACGAACTTGCTTTAATTGGTAAAAGTGAAAGAGATATACAAAGAGAGGAACTTAAGCAGCAATACTTAGAGCAAAAAGAATTAATAGACAGACAAGTAACAGACGAGATACAAAAAAATGAGTTATTGCTTACAGCACAGAATGACTATCAAACAAAATTAAAAGAACTAAACGATGGTTTTAGAGCAGAAGATGTATCAAACAAAAAAGCCAATGATGATGCTAAAAAGAAAATAGATGATGCTACTAAAGAAGCACAATTGGCTAACGCAGAACAAACTGGACAAGCTATTGGTACTTTAGCTGGTATTGCTGGTGAGGGTACTGCTGCTGGTAAGGCTTTAGGAGTTGCTTCTGCTACAATAGACACTTATGTAGGTGCAAACAAAGCCATAGCGCAAGGTGGGTTTGCTGGTATTGCTCAAGCCATAGCAATTATTGCAACTGGTTTAACAAACGTAAAAACAATTTTAAGTACAAAAGTACCCCAACCAAATGTAGCTGGTATAAGTAGCGGTGGCGGTGGTTCTACACCATCTGTTCCGCCAGCACCACCAGCTTTTAATATAGTAGGTGCAAGTGGTACAAACCAATTAGCCGATGCAATAGGTGGACAAACACAGCAACCAGTTCAAGCGTATGTAGTAGCAAATGATGTTACTTCTGCACAGTCTATGGATAGAAATATTGTAGAGGGTGCTTCTTTAGGATAAATACAAAATAAATTAAAAACTATTATATATTAATATGCGAATTGTAGAACTTATTTTAGACGAAGAACAAGAGATAGGGATTGAAGCTATTAGCGTAGTAGAAAACCCAGCAATAGAAGAAGATTTTATTGCACTACTACATATATTTCTCAAAAGATACTGTCTTAAAAGCCTCGCAAATGTACTTAATGCAAGGCAAACAAAACAACTCAACCTTAGAACACCAATACCAAATAAACGGACTTAGTTTAGTAGAAAGTTGGATAGTAGAAGATAAGGTACACGACAAAAGTGTAAAGTACGGAATGGACTTGCCACTTGGTACTTGGGTAGGTGCTGTAAAAGTAAACAACGAGCAAATCTGGAACGAGTTTGTAAAAACTGGCAAAGTTAAAGGCTTTAGCATAGAGGGTTACTTTGCTGACAAAATGGAACGCCCAAAAGAAAGCATAAAAGACGAACTTGCTAAAATTGAAGAAGCAGAAGCAGAGTACCTACTTGCACAAGTTAAGGCAATTATCAAAAGTGATAAAAGATATAAAAGTGGTAAAAAAACAACATTAGAAAGTTACACAGATTACCCAGATGCAGTAAAGAACAATGCACAAAGAGGTATAGACCTCAATAAAAAAGTAAACAACAAATGTGCTACTGAGGTGGGCAAAATTCGTGCAGCCACCCTTTCTGCTGGTCGCCCCATAAGTAAGGAAACAATTAAGCGTATGTATTCCTATTTGTCAAGAGCAGAGGAGTATTACGATGAAAGCGACACTAAGGCTTGTGGCACTATCTCTTATTTACTATGGGGTGGTTTAGCTGGTAAGCGTTATGCTGCTAAAAAACTAAAAGAGTTTGGGGAGTTGAGCCTTGCTTCTATGGTAGTCAATGATGATTTTGCTATAATTGACGATAGACTTGCTTACTCAACAGAAGAGAAAGCCAAAGAGATGTCCTCTGATTTAGGTTGTCAAGGAATACACACACACGATTACGAGGGTAAAACTTGGTATATGCCTTGTGAACAGCATAGCGTTGATATGTACGACAAATGTCCAAAAGGTTACAAGAAAAAAGATGGCAAGTGTGTAAGGATGGCTGAGGTAGGCGAAAGGGGTGGTATAAGACCAAGCAAGAAAGCACCTAAAAGCGACACACCAAACCCAAACCCAAAAGGCAAAGGAACAGCAAAAGGCGATGCTTCTACAAGTAGAGGTGCAAAGGTATCTAAAGCTGACGAGGCTACACTTAAAAAAAAATCTGATGACTTTAACGAAAGATACAAAGACAAGTTAGGTTATGGGGTTGATGTAGGTATGCTTAAAACAGTATTCCAAAGGGGTTTAGGTGCTTTTAATGTATCACGCAGTCCAAGAGTAAGTTCTGCTTCACAATGGGCGTTTGCGAGGGTTAATGCGTTCTTATACTTAGTAAAGAATGGCAGACCACAAAACGCAAAGTACAAAGGCGATAACGACCTTTTGCCTAAAGGACACCCAAAGAGTGAAAAAGAATGAAGCGCATAGCGATACAAATAGAAAAAAAGAAAATAAGACGTAAAGGAGTACACGCTAAAAGCAAAACAAGTAAACTAAAGTCAAGTAAAAACTATAAAAAGTTAAACAGAGGACAAGTATGCTAAAAAGAATTAAAAGATTTATAACACCAAGTAAAACAAGTCCTAAGGGTAGTCGTAGAGGTGGTTGCTTGTGTGCTGATAACACTTACAAAACCAAGTGCTGTGATGGAAGTCTAAGGGCGCAAGGTATCGGTAATATTTAAAAATGCAAAATTAATTTTTAACACTTATATATTAATATGAATACAAATGATATGATATCAAAAATCAAAGAAGTTGTAGGCTTGTCCGAAGAGATTAAGCTTGAGCAACAAACTTTAGAAAACGGTACTATCTTGGAAGCTGAAAGTTTTGAGGCTGGACAAGAAATTTTTATCGTTACTGAGGATGAGAAAGTGGCTGTGCCAGTTGGCGAATACCAAATGGAAGATGGTCGTATTTTAGTAGTAGCTGAAGAGGGTCTTATTGCTGAGATTAAAGCAGAGGAAGAAGAAGCTGAGGAAGAAGAAGTAGAAGCTAAAGAAGAAGATAAAGAAGAAATGGGCTATGCTACTAAAGAAGAACTTGCTGAGGTTAAAGAAATGATTGAGGAAATTAAAGCTATGCTTGAGCCTAAAGAAGAAATGAGCGAAGAGTTAAGTGCTGATGACTTAGGCAACCTTATGACTGAGGAACTTGCTAAACACGAACAGTTAAGCGAAGTACCAGAAGAAGTACAAGAGGAACTAAACCAACCCGCTGCTGAGCCAATTAAGGCTAACCCAGAGGTACAAACAAAACAAAATTTCAAGTTTGCTAACAACAGAAAACAAAGCACACTTGACAGAGTATTAAACAAAATAATTAACAACTAAATTTAAATTAAATGGCTAATCCAACTATTACATCATCCAGTTATGCTGGAGAATTTGCTGGGAAGTACTTAGGTGCTGCCCTATTATCTGCATCAACGCTTGACGCTGGTGCTGTAACAATCTTACCGAACATCAAGTACAAAGCTGCTATGAAAGTAGGCGCTTTTTCTAACTTGGTACGTTCTGCTGATTGTGATTTTGACAGTACTACTTCTGGTCTTACATTGACTGAGAAAGTACTTACACCAACTGAACTACAAGTAAACCTACAAATCTGTAAAAAAGAATTACACGCAGATTGGGAAGCTGCTCAAATGGGTTTTAGTGCCTTTGACGAGTTGCCACCATTATTTTCTGACTATGTTATTTCAAGAGTAGCTGCTGAGGTTGCCAATGCAACTGAAACTTCTATTTGGAGTGGTTCTGCTGGAGAGGGTTCTTTTGATGGCTTTACTACTTTAATGGGTGCTGATGCAACTGTTGTAGATGTGGCTCAAGCTACTGTTACTTCTTCTAACGTAATTGCTCAGTTAGGT